CGACGGCTCCAGCATCACCGACAACATCAAGAAGGAGTTCAAGCGATTCCAGGCTGCGGAGCCCCTGGGCAGACTGGCCGACCCCTTCATGAAGGAAGGCGCCGACCTCGGTACTCAGATGGGCGAGGCCTTCGCCAAGGGCTTCGAGACCCAGGTCGAAGGGGGCGCCTTGGCGACCCTGGAGCGCATCAAGACACGGGCCGATGAGATCGCCCGCGAGCGCGAGGCCGCGGCAGCGCAGGAAGCAGCCGACGCGGCAGCAGCGGCAGCCGCACAGGCCGAAGCAGCAGCCGGCGGGGCCGGTGCCGCGGTCACGGCGGAGCGCCAGAAGCAGGTCGTGGCCGTAGACAAGCTCAAGGACGCCCTGGACGACTACCGCAAGGGCCTCAATGAGGAGATGGGCCTGCTGCAGATGTCGGCCGGCGCTCGGGAGATCGCGGTGGAGCTCATCGCCCTCGAGAACGAGCTTCGCGAGCAGGGCCTGGAGCTCACCGATGCGCAGCGCGACGCCCTGACCGTCGAGCTCGAGAAGCTCCAGGTCATGCAACTCCAGGCCGACATCCTGGAGGAGCTCCGCGGGCCGGCCGAGGAGCTCGCCAACCGCCAGGAAGCCATCAACGAGTTGATGCGCACCGGCCAGATCACCACCGACGAGTACAACAGAGCTCTGAGGGACCTCGCCAAGCAGTCCGCGGCCACGGCCGGCACTATGGGGTCTACCATCCAGCCGGGTCTTGAGACGGTCGGACAGCAGCTGTTCGGCATCGGCCAGTTCACCGAGCAGACCCTGACCCGCGTTTTCAAGGGGGCGGAGGACGCCCTGGTGGAGTTCGTCACGACCGGCGAAGTCAACTTCAGCCAGCTCGTGGACTCCATGCTCAAGGACATCGCACGCCTGCTCGTCCAGCAGGGTCTCCAGTTGCTGCTGGGGATGCTCACGGGCGGGGGCGGGGGTATCGGCGGTCTGATCAGCGGGATCGCTGGCGGAGCCCTGGGAGGCGGTGGCGGTGGCCAGCCGTCCTACGTCGGAGGCGGGTCGTACGGGGGAGGCGGCGGAGCCAGTCTCCCAGTCCCGTCCATCCCCTCAGGGGGTGGCGGCGGGGGCGGGTGAGGCCCCGCAGGTTGCTTCGCCGGTGGCGGAGTTGCTCAAGGTGGTCTCCCGTACCTCGTGGGTGAGGGCGGTCCGGAGATCTTCGTTCCGAAGACGGCCGGCCGCGTGCTCTCGAACGAGGCATCTGCGGCCGCAGTCGGTGGTGCCGGGGGCGCTCCCCAGGTCAACGTGGCTCCGCCCGAGGTCAACGTCTCCGTCGTGAACGTCACCGACCCGGCCGATGTAACGGATGCTATGGGCTCGACCGAGGGTGAGCGTACCATCGTCAACGTGATCCGTCGCCGCAGGCGAGAGATCAACAACGCTCTCGGCTAGGAGGCACCATGTGGCAGACCGGGTCCGCGACGGACTACTTCGACCTCCTGAATGAGCTCAAGCTCATCGCGACGGCACGCCACGTGGCGACCGCGGCGATCAACGCAGCCGGCACCGGCTACACCGTGGGCGACGTTCTGACGATCGCCGGGGGCACCTCCACCCACGTGGCGACGCTGGAAGTCCTCACAATCACGGGTGGTGGAGGCACAGGACCCATTGGGAGCGTCCGAATCACGAACGCCGGGGCTTACTCGGTTGACCCGACGACGACCGCCAACGCAGTCACAGGAGGCACAGGGGCATCGGCCACCATCGACCTGACCATGGCCGGCACCGGCTGGACCGTGCTGCGCGAGTCGGAGCGTGCCCTGTCCGCGACCGTCTCCGCCGCCGGCAACGGCTACAACATCGGTGACGAGCTCGAGGTCCAGGGCGGCCTGGGCATTGGAAGCAGCAACCTCGTCTCCGCGGCCGTCTTCGTGGTGGCCACGCTGACGGGCGGGGCCGGCTCGGGCGTCGCAACCGTCACGGTCAAGTCTGGGTCGGAGGGCAACTACGAAGAGACCCCGGCGAACGCGGCAGCGACGGTGGCGCTCACGGGCACGGGCGACGACGCCTGCACCCTGACCGTGACCTACGAGTCCCGTGTCCCCGACGACCACAGCATCCTCGTCCTGGAGGGCGCCGCGGCCGGCTCGCCCGACCCCGTCCAGGTCGCGATCAAGACGTTCGACGACACCGACGGCATCTTCAACAGCCGCAACTGGGCGCTCTTCGGGTTCGCGAACGACTTCAGCACCCTGGCCATGATGCATCAGCAGTCCGGCATCAGCCCTGGATGGACCGCGGTGGACGACGGGGTGGCCCAGACCTACGGGGCCTGCGTGCCGCTGAAGGACAACGACGGGGGCGGCTCCTACCCTCTGGACTACTATTTCTCGATCACCGACCGCCGGATCCTGATGGCGGTCCAGATCGACTCGGCCACGATCGATGCCTGGATGACCATGTACCTGGGGTTCACGAACCAGTACGGCACCACCGACGAGCTCCCCTACCCCGTCGTCATCGCAGGGTGCGCCTCCACGATGGCTGCGTCGGCCCTGAACGTGTCCATCAGTCCCGTCAAGACCTCCATCGTCCATCTCCTGTGCGACTCCTACGATGAGACCGACGACGGGCCGGCCTTCATGCTGACGCCGGCCGGCATGTGGCGCCAGCTCGCGAACGGCACACTCAACAGCGGCAACGCCTTCAGCCGGCGATCGCAGTGGGTCACGACACCGTGCGGCTTCCCCACGGCGCCGGCGAACACCTACCAACCCGGCTACGACCTGATCGCCTCGGGGCAGGTCACGTGGTACGACGACATCATCGCGATGCAGGAGGCCGTCAGCCCCACGTTCCCGCTCTACCCGACCCCCGACACGACGAACACGAAGCAGTACATGCTGGTGCCCGTCGCGGTCGTGGTCGGCGAGGGCACCGGGGTCGATCCCGGAGACGTCTGGTATCCCTTCGGGGAGATGGACGGGGTCTACTGGTTCTCCTACGCGGACGGCGGGGCCGGCGCTGATGCCCTGGACTACATGGACGTCGGGACCGACCGCTACCGGGTCTTCCGCGCAGCACACCGGGCGGAGTTGTCCAATGACTTCTTCGTCTTCAGGGAGGACTAGGTCATGGCCTACAGCACCGGCGCAGCCGCCACCATCGACCTGCTCTTCTCGGCTCTCGAGACCTTCGCTGCGGCGAATGGCTGGACCGTTGATGAGTCGTACACCGTCAAGAGCAAACCCTCCCTCCACAAGAACAACTGCTACGTCCAGTTCCGCTACGACGGCACCTCCCCGCAGGCAGCCGGACGCTCCATGGGCGTCTACCAGTCCCTGGGCTACTCCGGGGCCGGCACCTACCCCGGTGGCCATACGGACGACTCGGGCTCGGGCGCCAACGACCAGACCCCGCCCATCGCTGACTCCACGATCGACAACAGCCGGTGCGTCTACGCGATGGGCGACGGGCCGTTCAACTACTGGTTCTTCGAGCACGACAACGGCACCGAGTACTACATCCACGTGGTCGTCGAGATCCTGACGGGCGAGTACCGTCACTTCGGCTTCGGGCTGATCGACAAGTTCGGCGACTGGGGCGCCGGGGCCTCGGGCGGCGAGTACTGCTACGGATGCCGCAACGAGAGCGGCATTACGGGCGGAGACAGCAACTTCTTCCTGGAGGGCGGCAACGGTACGGTCAACTCGGAGAACGTCCTCTCGGCCGCGACCATGCACGCTGAGGGCCTGCCGGGGGAGCCGGACGCCGCTACCAAGTGGCTCGCGTTCTTCTCCTACCAGGCTACCACCATCTACACTGCTAACAAGGACCGGGCCGGCGTCTACCGCGCACGCGGGGTCAGCAACAGCCGCGGTGGTCCGGACTGGACGATGAAGGGCTGGTTCAAGGGATACGCCGGCTTCACCGGCCTGATCCCCCTGACGGCCCTGAACGTCTACTACCTCGACCTCACGAACAACCGCTCATATCTGCTCGGTACGGCCCTGGACATCCGGATGTGCAACATTGCGCAGTTCGACCCCGGCGAGGAGGTCGTGATCGGCTCCGACACGTGGGTCTTCTTCCCCTTCACGAAGAAGGGTTCGGTCGGCGGGGTCGGCCCCCACTTCGACTCCTACTACCACGGAGTGGCCTACCGCAAGGAAACGACGTAGCCGATGGCCATCAAGCAGATCTTCGGCGAGGTCCAGCTCCACCCCGAGCAGGCCGCTCGGGGGCCGGTATCTGTTCCGTTCGACTACCCCGGCCTGACCGAGCTCCCCTTCCTCGATAGCACTCACGAGGCCGGCACGGGCGCCTTCACGCCGGGGCCGACCCCGGCCGTGCGCGTGCCGAACAAGATCAACGCTCTCGTCCCCACGGCCTTGGACCTGGACCAGTGGTTCGAGCTCCCGCACGCGATCCCGCGCAGGATCGACGAGGGGCAGGTCCTCTCGACCATCAACATTCCGGTCACCGTCCACAACGCATATCGCCGCACCACGATCACGTGGAACAGCTTCGTCAACGGGGCGGGGGCCGGATCTTCCATGACGGGGCCGACCCCTCCGCAGACTATCCAGCCGCAGGCGTCCATCTCGAACGCCAGCCTGATCTTCGTCATCACGACCGACGGCGTCCCCGTCGTAGACGACACGCTGGACTACGGTTTCACCTCCGGCATCACGCTCCAGAACCCGATCGAGTTCAGCCGACTCGTCTCCTTCCTCTTCGAGCCCAACGGGCGCGTCCGAGAGGAGCTCGGCTTCCTGACCGAGATCATCACCAGCAAGGACGGCACCGAGCAGCGCCGAGCCATGCGCCGCTACCCCCGTCAGAAGTTCCGGTACGAGTTCCGCGAGGAGGAGTCTGAGCTCTCCAGGCTGATCCACACGCTCGCCGGCCGGCCGGGGGGCACCTACGGCATTCCCCTGTGGCACGAGTCCTGTGTGCTCTCCCAGGCTGCCACAGCCCTCGACACCGTCCTGAACGTGGACTCCACGGCCTACCGGGACTTCCGCGTGCTCGGAACCGCCATCATCTTCTCCTCCCTGGGCCTACACGACATCCTTCAGGTGGACTCCTTCACGGCCAACACCATCACGGCGGTGAACCCGATCGTCCAGAGCTACCCCGCGGGCACGCGGGTGATGCCCGTCCGGATCGCCACGACGGGCACCCGGCAGCGCGGCTCCCGGTGGCCCAGGCGAGCCGGCCGGCTTCAGGTCGAGTTCACCGTGAAGGATGTGGACGTCGATCTGGCCGACACCTCGGCCTTCGACACCCTGAACAGCAAGGTGCTGATCGACGACGGGAACGGCATCCAGGGAACGTCCTCCATCGGCGTCGAGGCCCCGATCGTCGTCCTAGACCCGGACATCGGTGCGCGAAGTCAGTACGAGTTTGTTCCGACTGGCCGCATGACGGGGCAGAAGTCGTGGCCTCCGCAGGGCATCCAGAAGCTCTGGGAGATCCGGCAGCTGCTCCATGCCCTCCGCGGCCGGCAGATCTCCTTCTACCTGCCCGATGACCGCGATGACCTGATCACCACGACGGACATCACCGTCGGAGCCAACTCCTTCACCATCGAGAACGCGGGGATGAACTACGTCCTCGGGACGACCGCGGTGGAATACATCCGATTCACGGAGTCCGACGGCACCGTCACCACGGTCAAGGCCCTCTCTGCCGCGGTCAGCGCGAACCTGGAAGAGGAGACCGTCACGATCGACGGCACCTTCCCGGCCACCATCCTCGCTGCCGATGTCGTACGCTGTGAGGTCATCCGCAAGGTACGCTTCGACAGGGATCGCATCGCGATCGTCTACGAGCCCGGACGGTCCGGCGCTCGGGTGACCAACCCCGTCAGGACGGTGCTCGACTGATGGCCTTCTCCACCTACGAAGACAGCATCGAGGCCGGCCGTCCCGTCGAGATCTTCACGATCGCGCTCGGGTCCAACACGTGGTACTACACATCGGTGGACGGCATCGTCACGCTGGACGGCGTGGACTACCTGCCGATCCCGATCCAGCGCGAGGCCGTCCAGCAGTCGCAAGAGGAGCAAGACCAGGCCCTGGTCGTGACGCTCCCGGCCGGCGAGGCGATCTGCAGGTACTACATCGCGTCCGTCCCTGGCGTCCAGGCCACGGTCAAGATCGAGCAGTACCAGATCCCCGACGGGGGCACGCCTGAGCGGATCATCATCTTCGACGGCGCCATCCAGACGGTGACGTTCGAGCAGCAGGGCACCGTCGCCAAGCTCTCCGTCCAGGCCCTCAACGTGGCCTTCTCGCGGGCCGTGCCCCGTGACGGCTACTCCGCCGTCTGCAACCACGTGCTGTACGACAGCCGGTGTCAGGTGGTGGAGGCAACCTACCGCACCACGCAGGAGGTCCTGTCCATCAGCGGCAACACGCTGACCATCGAGAATCTGGACCTCCAAGTCGATGGGTACTACACGGCCGGGTTCGTCGAGATCGTCGGGAGCCAGACGGACTTCCGGGTCATCCTCGCGCACGTTGGGGAGGTCGTCACGGTGCCGCTGGCCTTCGCCAACGACCCGACCGGAACGCAGGTCCGCGTCTACGCCGGCTGCGACCACACGCCGGCCACGTGCAAGTCCAAGTTCGCGAACCTCGTCAACTTCGGGGGCTTCCCCTTCGTGCCGCACAAGAACCCCTTCCAGACGGGACTGAAGTAGATGGGCTTCCTCCTCACCCTCATCATCTTCGCGGCGCTCTTCCTCCTGTCGGAGCTCCTGCGACCCAAGCCCGAGTTCGAGAACGCGAAGCCGGCCGGTCTGGGGGACTTCAACTTCCCGACCGCCACGGAGGGCAGGCAGGTCCCCCTCGTGTGGGGCACGATCCAGATCACCGGCCCGAATGTGGTCTGGTACGGCAACCTCGTCACCTCGGCCATCACCGAGAAGATCAAGACCGGCCTCTTCTCCTCGTCCCGCGTCACCGTGGGGTACAGGTACTCGGTCGGGATGCAGTTCGCCCTCTGCCGCGGGCCGGTCGATCAGCTCCGCCAGATCTGGGTCGGCGACGACATCCTGATCGACGCCACGGC